TCCGTATTTGCAGGCTCGCCACCAATTCTTTGACTGGAAATTGGAAACCAGGCGGGAGTAAGATCCCATCCGCACCACTTGCTCTTTGAGGAAGCAAGAAACCTAATGAGGGTCATATTGACTCCACCAGGATTTTTAAAGTCTTTCCATGACTGAAGGGGGGGTTTCCCGACCAGGGTGCTTTTTAAGTCATCCCAAGACTATGCTCCTTGTGAGGATCGAACTCACCTGGGATCGATTATGAGTCGATTGCTTTCACCAGATAGCTAAAGGAGCAGAGTAGGAGTACTGGGAGTTGAACCCAGACTAACCCGTTATAAGCAGGTCGCTCTGACCATTAAGCTATACTCCCATTAAGCATGATCAAGAAGCTTCATCATGTTCAAAATACCCATCATAATAATCTGAATAATCATCATATGGAATAAGAACAAGGTCCTTATCATCAGTACGTATGAGGAAATGCTCCCCCTCTTCTACTCTTTCCATAATTACATCAAAGTTTTCTTCTAGTTCTTGCACTGTAATTTCTGTCATGAACAATATTAGTTGTCTTTATTTAAATTTATCTATAATAGCAATTACACCATGAGCATAAAAGAAAAGCAAGATAGATCCTAGGGTTGCACTAATCATTGTAGCAGTTTTGTTGTGCTTGTCAATGGCAGCATCAATCATTTTTTGAACTTCTTCAGGTGTCATATCCCTGCTTAAAAAAGTTTTCCATAGGATCTCTTCCTGTTTTTACTACCTCACAAGATCTTTTGTAAAACATGTTATCTGTATTGCCAGATTTTTCAAATGTCTCTTTGATTTTTACCCAGTTCTCATAGGTTCTTTTGTCCATTGAACTGTATCATAGTACTACTATATACTAGTTCTAAATTTTTGAGTTATCAGGATATGTGTGAAAATCAAAACTTGTTCAGGTGATCCTCTAGTCTGTGAAGGAGTTTCTCCATTTTAGGCATGTCTGGAACTTCAAGATTTGAAACATACAAATATTCATCTAAGGCAATAGTAAGTAGTTCAATATCACCCTTGGAAAGGTTTGGGGATTCCCAGCTCATCTAATTTCAAACTCCAGTTTTCTAACTTTACGATTTTTTCTTGATTCTTGAAAAGCAAGATCCTCTTTTGATAGGACTTCTTTGCTTTCCTTCTTTAGTATATTACTGACTATCTCAATCTTTGTCAAGTCAATAGCAGTAATGGTTTCTCCTTTTATAGTAGTGAGATTGTCACATCCACAACATCTAGTCTGCGTTGGATGTGACTCTAAAATTGCATTGCAATTCTTGCATCTGATTTTTAACATCTTGTATCATCCTTTTAATTTCGTCAAGTTCTTCATGTATATCTTGGTGATGAAACCTTAGTGGTTTTTGTATAAGTTCATTAAATTTTTTCTTTTTCATTTTTTACATATTTAGAAGAGCGGGTAAGGGGATTCGAACCCCTGACTACAACTTGGAAGGATGGTATGTTACCACTACACCATACCCGCAGATTGGGAGGAAGGGGGATTGCTCCCCCAATTCAATCAAACCTCCACTGAAATTAGACGATTGGCATAATCATAGGCATAACTTGTTCTAGCACCATGAATACCCCAACCAATCCAACTATAAGAGTAATTCATATATCTGTCAATAGACTTTCCAGGAATTTTCATCCTATCTTCTATTCTCTTCCATTGAACTTCATTTGTCAAGTATTGAAGTTGGGTTTGTATATTTGATGGATTGCCACCATATCTCTTAGCAAAATCACCCAATCCATAATAACGGTTGGCAGATGTCCATTGGATCAGTCCATAACCACCATAGCAGTTTCTGTAACTGGTCCTGCTACCACCTTCACAAATATTAGTCACGAACATAGATTCCTGCTTAATATTGCCCATGATGGCAGCAAGGGCGTTTCTGTCTTTAATTCCTTGATTCTGGAAAAAATCCAAAGCAAGGTTTTCATGTTCTGAACACCCTTTACAAATTAGCCTTCTTTCTTTTGGCTTTTCTGGTGCAACCTCTCGGATTGCTGTCTTCTTTTCATCTACAGGAGGCAACTCAGGTATGTTTGAATTAAATGCCACTTCCACAGGAGGTGGAGGACCTTGCATCTTGTAGTTGACGAATGGCAGTGATGCCGTACTGGTTGTAACCGTTGCCAATAGAGGCATGGCTACTGTAAAGATTGATTGCATTTAAAATAATTGAACTCTACATCCTAATAGAGAAAGCGCACTTCCCCTTTTTCAAGGGGCAATCTCCTAGGCTCTAATGTCACTGTCAAAGACTCATGACGAATTACATGGTATCAGTTTATTTATTTTTTGTCAAATCTCGTCCAAATAATCTAAAGATAAGACTTCAATATCACCTTTCTGAACTACCCAATCTCTAATTTCATTATAGAGAGCTTGAGCATCTTCAGATCTACCTTCAGCACAAAGATGATGCATTCTGTCAATTATATCATCAACCCTTTGTCTACAGAGATTGTGCATCTGAGTTGAATTCATAGTAGTCTTTCCTGAAGTACCTGGATAGAATATTGCTATTATAGTACTTGGGAACACCACTGTCAAGGGATTCAGTCAAGACATTATTCAGAAACAGTTGTCTTGTTTCTTCGTAGTTACACTTTCCCTTTGTTTTATGGAGGCTAAGTATTCTTCTGTCCACTGACTCTTTTCCCCAAATGTCAATGTCTGCTTTGAGTTCAGGACAGGAGCCGTAATATCTTTTCCAATCGGACTCTGACTTAACTTTTCTAGATTTTCCTCTTGGTGTGCGGAAAGACCAGAAATACTTTCTACCAATATATGAACGACCAGTCTTATTGCAGTAAAGATGATAAACAAAACCAAAATGATCTTGAATATGATCAGAGTCAAATACTTCCCCATTGTAGATCCAAGGGTTCTCGTAGCTCATAGAACTCATAGTATATGAGCTATTATTTATCTTGAACCCTTACAGAGTTATTCTAATGACCTTTGAGGATCTTGTCAATCCTCTTTTTTACCTTCTTTCTTTTCTCTGATCTTGTCTATCAGGTGCTGGAGCTTCTCTCTCTTGGCAATTTCAGATGGCTTCCTGCCCTTTCTGGGTGCCTCTGGTGCCTCTGCTGCTTCATCCATAGATACCCCCTCTACTGCATATCTACGATCAGATCTGGATGTGTCCATGTTTTGCTTTGCCTGTTTAGTGGCAGTAGCATACATTACATTCTTCCACTTCTTGCCATATCTTTCTTTGAATCCTGCAGCAGACTTCTTCATTCCTTTGACAAGTCTTTCCTTTTCTCCCTTCTCTGCAGTATCAAGTGCTCTCTCTTGAATCTCAACTTCCTCTGGTACACAGTTTGGAACTTCCTTACCACCCTTCATTTTAGTAGAAGGATTTCCAAGCTTCTTACCAGTCCAGCACTTGCTGGCTCCTACATTTTGTCTTGCTTGTTTAATGCCTTCAATAATTTGATCTAGTTCTTCTACATTTAAAGTCTTTGGATATCCCTTTTCCCCTGGCTTTGCAGGTCTTTCTCCACGCTTTCTCTTAGCATGAATATTATCCCAAAGACCTTTTTTCTCTTCTAGGTCAGTTTCTTCAAAATGTTTTCTTGCTGCTTTAGTCATATCAGCATGTGCCTTGGTCTTCTTCATATCTTCAACCGCCTTTTCATTATTCTCTCTTCTCTTCTTCATATCTGCCTCAAGATATGAATCATCTTTTTTCTCTACAAGATCTCCATCTACTTCAACAGAGTCTGCCATTCCATGAATGTGCTTGCCCTTTGATTTCTTATCTTCTCTCTCTGCTGACTTTGCTTCTGAATCTGAATACTTCTTAGCAACTTTTGAATCCATTCTGCTTGCCTTTTTATCAGCAATCTCTGCCCTTCTTAGCGCTCTCTCTTCTGGATCTAGTGCTTCATCCAGTTGATCTTGGTAAATTGATAAGTATGCTTCTTGTAAATTATTCATGACGCACAAAGACTTTTCAATTATTTATAAAAAAAAGAGGGGCATTGCCCCTCTGATCAAAGTTTAAATCCAGCAAAACTATCTTTCTTCAAGTCCTGCTTGATGCCACCAACCACATAACTTTCAACCTCAGTTTCCTGTGGAGCAACCTGAAGACCTTTGGAACTGATCCAATGCTCAGTCCAAGGGAGAGGATTATTCTTAGCAGGAATATCATAGACTGGTTTGATTCCAATAGCACGCATTCTTCTATTAGCAATCCACTCAACATAACTGTTAAGTAGTTTGTCATTCAAACCAATCATAGAACCATCTTTAAAGAGATACTGTGCCCATGCCTTCTCTTCATCAACACACTTCTTAAATGCAGAGATTACCCAATCTTGCTCTTCTTTAGCAATTTGTTGCATCTCTGGATCATCCCCTTCATTCCACTTATTGAGGATGTTTTGAGTAATGACAAGGTGTTGATTTTCGTCTCTGGCGATGAGAGAGATAATTTTAGCGGATCCTTCCATAAGTTTGAGTTCACCAAATGCAAAGCTGCAAGCGAACGAGACATAAAACCTG